TTCTTTGGGTGTTCCTTTACCGTGCTTTTCCAGTTCCGGTTCTTCTTCCGGATCCGGTTCATCCTCTTCCGCCTTTTCGGTCTCTCGGGCCTTCGCTGCCTCGATTTCCGCCGCTTTCTCCTCCTGGCGTTTCTTCAGCTCGTCATAGTTTGCCGGTTTCTCGATCCCGAATTCCTCGTAGAGGTAGTCGTCACCTACCGGCAGGTTGAAGTTCGTACGCAGCTGTGTGAGGATGGACATCTTTTTCTCCGGTTCGATAAGCTTCTTTTCCGGATAGCAGAACTCCCCGCCTGTGGTGTCTATTCCGAGCATTGCGAATATGTCGGCCATGTCATAGTTGAGCACGTCGAGGATGTCCTGCCTGTCGGAGAGCGTCACTTTCTCCTCCACGTCCTTGTGTACGGTTCCCAGTGCCTGTGTGCCCTTGTCGGAGGCTTCGGTGGTGAGCGTGTTTCCGAGGAACAGCTTTGAGATTTCGTTGTTGCAGCGCTCGCAGAGCTTGTCGTAGAGGTCCGCGCTCCCTGTCTTGTTCGCGGCTTCCACGAGCTTGAGCACCGTATCCTCCGCGTGCACGAAAACCGACAGGCTTCCGGTGCTGTCCGCGTCGTCCAGCGCCCTCTGCCGTGCCTCGTCGTCATCCGTGGGATACGTGTACTCCCTGATGGGCGCTCCGAACACTTCCGCGAACTGTGCCCAGTCCGCCACGTCGTTACGTTTGTATATCACCCAGATGGCTGCTTTCACCAGCAGTCCGGGATCGTCGGGTGAACCGATGAACAACAGGTCGGGGTACTCGTCCCAGGACGTCCCGGTGGTGTCCGTCTGGTGCCGCAGTATGAGCCTGCGCACGGGATCGACGTGTTTGCGCGGTATCAGGTCGTAGTTCACCCATTCCCCCTTGCGGTAGAACTGCACGAGTGAGAACCCCCAGAATTTGGCGTCCAGGATGTCCCCTATGAACTTCCGGAACCATGGGGACCTGATCTGCTTGTTCACCTTCTCGTCCGGCTTCCCGTTCCTGCGGAATTCTATGGAAGATGCCAGTGCGGCATTCTTCCGTTTCTCTATGACACTTGTCAGGTGCGTGTCCATGAGTATGTCGCTGAACAGGTCGTACAGCCTGAAGCGTCTGGAGTAGTCCACATTCTCGAAAGCCCTTACCGCGAGCATGTAGTCCGCTATGTCTATACCGAACCTTCTGGGCTGTGTCAGTATGATGGTTGCGGGTCCTTTCTGCCCGGGCCTCGGCAGGTTCCCGCTTTGGGTTATCTTTCCGGCCCCTTTCTTTCTTTTGTTCATATTACCAATGGTTTACACGTTTACGGTTGCTTTTGATAAGGAAATTTGATTTTGCCGCCCTCGTCTCTTCGGACAGCAGGGGCAGGCCGTCCACCGATATCTCCTCGGCCGCCACGGCTTTCAGCCATTCGACCGCCCTTTCGTGGCGTTCCTTCCGCAGCGGTGACAGGTTCCTCGGGTTATGTATGCAGAAGATGTGGTACACGGCTATGTCGATGGCCATCATCAGGACAAGCTGGTTGCGTTTGTCACCGGTTGCCGTGAATATTTTGTCACAGTCGTAACGTCTGGAAAGGTAGCAGCGCATCTCGGCGACGGCGCGGTCCTCGCATATCTCCACGACGGCGTCGTCCTCCCTTGTCAGTGCGTCCAGAATCTCGCGGTGTATGCTCGCGTCGTAGTCTGAAAGTTCGATAAATTTGCTCATAATGATAGGTATTGAAGTTTACACTCTGTACTTGTTTTGTGACCGCGTGCTTTTCCTTGTGACAATGACGGGCTTTTCCGACTGTCTGGCCTTGCGGTCTATAATTCTGTTTCCCCCCTCCACGCAGTCGGGTCCGTCTGCCGGATAGGTCAGTTGCAGGTTGAACAGCTTGAACTGTTCCGCCATCCGTTTCATGTGCGGGTTGTCCTTTTCGGCCTCGTTGAGTATCAGGTTCCCCTCCCGGTTGAGCGGTTCCAGGTTCGCCTCGATACGTGTGGCCTTGTCGGTCTTCTTCTCCTCGTCCCCGGCGATGTACAGTGATATTTTCCTTTCCCTGCGTATCCGCCGCACGATGGGCTGGAATACCTGCTGGAAAAAAGGATCCTGTAATTTGTTGTTCTCCATGTAACAGTATACGGTGGTTTTCCCGCCCACGAACTCCAGCAGCTTGATGTACCACTCTACAAATTCCGCGTTCAGCCCCCTGTCCAGGAACGTTTTTATCAGATAAAGCCTTCCCGCGAGTTTCCCGAGCAGGCACACCGTTTTGGTGGAACTTTTTTTCGTCTTGTTCTCTCCCGGTGCGGGGTCCCCGTATATCACCAGGAACTTGAACCTGGAGAGTGCCGGCACTTTCCCGTAGGTGATTTCCGCGAACACGCCGCCGTCCACCACCGGGTTGTTGAAGAACTCTTTCTGTGCCGCCGCCGCGCTGACCAGTGAGAGGAAGAGGTCTATATCCTCCTCGGAGTTCTTTTCGGGCCATACGGACAGCCCGTCCTTTCCCCGGATGTTGATGATATCCACGTGCCCGATTCCTTTCGCCTTCAGTTCGGTTGCCTTTTCGATGGCCCTTTTGATGCAGCAGTCCGGCGCGATGATGTTCCCGTTGAACAGGATGCGGTAGTTTCCCGATACGGACATGGTCGGTATCAGCGCCTCCTCCAGCCATTTCCATTTGGTTTTGATCCGTTCCGGATTCCGGCACTCCTCGTCGGTGTCTATATCGTCCACCAGAATGAAGTCCGGCCGGAAGTTCTTGTTACGCGTACCGCGCGGTGACTGCCCGGCTCCGATGGCGCGGAAGGAGCATCCGGACATGCAGGTGAACTCCCCGGTTTCCCACGCTCCCGGTTTTTTCTGCTGTCCGTAGTCCTGTATGATCCGCTGGTTCTCCTCGAAGTTCGCCATGAACGGCAGCAGTAGCCTTTCCGCATTGTCTGCCGAGTTGGAGATCAGCAGCACGTTGCGTATCTTTTTTGTCAGTGCCAGTTTGGATATCTCCATCATGGAGCGTGCGGATTTCGCCAGCTCGCGTGACCAGGCCCTTACCTCGTACCAGCGGTTGTTCCTCATCAGCCGCCCGGTGGCTTTTTTGTGGAAGGCGGCGGACTCGCAGGTGCAATACATGGCNTGCCTGATTTCCGTTTCCGTGTCCGTGGGGTTGATGTCCGAATGTTCGCGCACGGATGCCACCAGCTCGTTCCAGTTGTCCAGTGCGATCCTGTCCTGGGGTGTGAGTCTTTTCTTTGCCATGTCAGGATAATTTTGATTTGACAAACGCGTCCAGAAGCGGGGTGATCTCCTTCGCCTGCGTGGAATCGTAGGTCCGCACCCATTTGAGCAGGTCGGAGAACACGGAGATGATGTCCGCCAGCCCCACTTCTGTTTCCAGTTTCTTGATGGCGTTCGACAGTTTGGAAATGGTGTCCGCTTCCGCGGCGTTCGGGAACCGTTCCCCTTCCGGCTTTCCCATGATGGCGTTGTTGAGTTCCGCCAGCTGCCGGTACAGGTTCTTCAGCTGCTCCTCCCGTGTGATGGTTATGGAAGCCTTCAGCTGCTCCCAGTTTCCTTTGCCTATCCAGTTGTTCACAGTCACCCGTGAAACCCCCACACGCTCGGCTATTTCCGCCTGCGTGAGCGTTTCGCGGGTGTAGAGCGTTTTCGCCCATGCCTTTTTCTGCTCGTTTGTAAGTTCGGCCATATTACCTCCTTTTTTACGTGCAAAATTGATAAGGAAAAGGAGCGAAAAAAAACGCGCTCCGCATGATGACATTTTAAAGCGTCATGGCAATCCTTTAAAGTCTCCATGATGAAAACGCGGTTTGAAAAAGGCTTTTAATCCCCCTAATTTCGCACCGTAAACTTTGCAGGGAAGGACCTGCCAAAACGATAGTGACATGAGTAGATTTTTCAATATGATACCCGGAACCGATGCCTGTTGCATCCTTCTTTACGGTGACATCGGTGAGTACGATGATAACGTGCGCAGCGGTGATATTGCCCGTGAACTTCTGGAAGCGGAAGCCCTGACCGGGAAGGTGGACGTGCGTATCAACAGCAACGGCGGCGAGGTTTATTCGGGCATCGCCATTTTCAATGCCTTGAAGAACAGCAAGGCCGACATTACCATCTACGTAGACGGCATCGCCGCCAGCATGGCCTCCGTCATCGCCCTTTGCGGCAAGCCCGTGCAGATGAGCCGTTATGCCCGTCTGATGCTTCACAGTGTCCAGGGCGGCTGTTACGGCAACAAGGATGAGATGAAGGACTGCATCCGTGAGATCGAGGCGCTTGAGGATACCCTTTGCGAGATGTATGCCACCCGTATGGGCAAGGACAAGGAGGAAATCCGCGCGATGTATTTTGACGGCAAGGATCACTGGCTGCGTGCCGACGAGGCGCTGGCGCTGGGGCTTATCGACGGTATTTATGACGCTGACCCGGTACCGGAGGACAGTACCCCCGAACAAGTATTTCAAATATTCAATAACCGGCTGCACAAGCCACAAAACGAGAATAGCATGAATTTAGACGAACTCAAGAGACGTCCGCGGTTCAAGAACTGTGCGACGGATGACGATTTCCTGCGTGAAATCGGACTGCTGGAAACGGAGGCTGGCAAAGTCCCGGCCCTTGATGCCGAGGTCACCCGCCTGAAGGGCGAACTGAAGGTGTTCCAGGACAAGGCGGATGCGGATGACGCTGCCGCGCGTAAGAAACTGCTTGATGATGCGGAACAGGACGGCCGTATCGATGCCGCCACCCGCCCCATCTATGAGAACCTTCTGGCAAAAGACCGGGAGAACGGGGA